GAAGTCTAAGCTGAGTGTTCTCATGATTAAATAGAAATTCCAAATACCAAATTCCAAGCTCCAAACAATTCAGAAATTCCAATTTTCAAAACATTTGATATTGTCTGGAATTTGATTATTGGAGCTTGGAATTTTATCCATGTCTTTAAAGTAGCTTCACGTAGTCCCATCCCACCTGAGTGGGGGTGAAAGCGCCGCCGCCGTATATGGACCAATCCACGGTCTTGCCGGTGAGCTGGGCGAGGCCGTCCTGGGCGTTGTACAGCTCGTTGAAATAGGATACGAGGTTGCGCAGATCCTCGAAGGTCTTGTCGCTGCAGGTCAAGTTATTGGCCTTCTCGTAGTCCTTTTTCAGCTTGAGCATATAGGCGTGGTAATTGTTGGCCTCGGCGGCGGTGGGGGGCTTGGCGAGCTTGGTCTGGAACTTGAAGGCCTCACCGAAAAGCTCGACGGTCTTATCAATGAGGCGTTTCGCTTCGCATATGCGCTTCTCCCGCGGCGCCTCCCGCAGGTCGAAATGGCTGACGATGGGGTAGAAATAGAAGGCACGGCTGATGGGGGTTACGTCTACGCCGTCCTTGCGGCAGGATTCCTCGGCGGACCCGACCGCGGCGTCGAGATCGAAGGGCACATAGTTGTCAACCGGCGCAGCCGGGATTACGGGCGCAACAACCGGCTGCGGGGCTGCTACGCTTTCAGCTTTTGGGGGTGCTTCGCTTGTGATAGCGGCGATCTTGGGGGCGGCCTTGACCTTCTCCTTGTCGATCTGGCCTTGCACGATAGTATAGATGATGCCGACCAGGACAACAGCGGCCGGCCCGATCACATCAACCAGGAACTGGCCGACTGTCTGAGCCTTGGCCGGGTCCGTAATGAATAGACCGAGCGAACCGGCGATGATGGTTAGCAAAGTTACAATAATCTTCTTGTAACCGTCCAGGGGGGTTGTTTCCATGAAATTACTCCTTCGGAGTTAAATTCCAAGCGCCAAATTCCAAATTCCAAACAATTTCTTAATTTCGAACTTTATTTATTGTTTGGAGCTTGGTTATTGGAATTTGGTATTTCTCCATTTTTTATTTTTATATGAGAACGCATAAAGCGGTGGGTATTGGTTTTCCTGTATTTCGATAGTGCCCGGCGATATGGCGGGCGGCATCGATGATTAAGGCAGGGTCAGCGGCTATGCGGCGGCCTTCGTCGCCCTGCAGGGACAAAAGCAGCATGGCCTTTTCGAGGAGCAGCCAGTCGACTGAGCCTTCGACATCCTCAAGAACATCGAGTTTGTGGTGAGGGAGTTGCCAGCCGTCCGGGCACTTCGGATCAGGGGCGATGGCGAAAGCCTGAGCCGGTAGACCGTCGCGTAGTAGGGGCGGGTTTTCAAACCCGCCCGAATCCGCGGGCGCACCCTGTAGGGACGGGGCTTTAGACCTATCCGCTCTTGCGGGTGTTTCGGGCGCACCTGAAGGTACGCCCCTACGGTGTTTGATTGTTTTCTTTGTTCTCGGAATCATAGGTTTTCCTCCGTAACCATCCTTAGCCTTTTTAATTTCCTGTTGCTGTGGGTCGATATGCGGGAAAGTGCATCGTAGAACTGCCTGAACCCCTCGTTAGCCAACCGGCCGTAGTCATTATCAACACTGCCGCCGCCCGTATTGGCGGTATTGACCTGGTATTGCGCCTGCGAGCTAATGGCGAAGGCGGAGGCGCCCAGGGCGATCACGGCCTCGTGATATGCGGGTACGGTTGACGAGCCGGCGCTGATGCTGTGTTTCTTAAGCCAGCGGACACAGCAGTTTGTGCCGTCACCCGTATAGCCATCGAGAAATGAGAGGATGCCGCCCCAGACACGGTAGGGCCGGTATTGCGGGGGCGCCTGGTCCACCGGGTGCTCCACCGAGATTACATCAACCATGTCTGAAAGTGTGGAAAGGCTGACTTCCTGACTTAGATTTACAGTGGCGACGGCCGTCTTCTGTTCGAGCGGACAATACAGGGAATAGTCGAGCACGGCGCGTTCAATGGCGCGGTCGATTTCGTTATCAGACCAGCGGTAGTTGGCGCTGTCCTCGTCTTTCAGGTCACGTCTAACAGCGGTGCGCATAGTAGTTAATGTAGTCATTTATCCCTCACCCCCTGCCCCCTCTCCCGGGAGAGGGGGAAAGATAATCGAGAAGGGGCTACGCCCCTTCCTCAACATCTCCCTGGCAGGCGGGTTCAGTGCAGACATACGGGGGATACCCGCAGGTTGGCCTGCGCAGCCCTCACGGGTACGGGAATCCGAGACTATGCCATATCTATTTAATAATCTATTCATTACTTGCCTATTAATAACTTGAGATTGCTTCGCTTCGCTCGCAATGACGGAGAAGGAAGCCGGGGGCGGCCGGGTGGATGAGAGGCCGGCCGCCCCCGTATCGCAAGGAGGCGCTTAGCGGTGCGTTACTCCGTTAAGCCACCGAGTCAGCGCGGCTGTTAAGGAAGAAGAGTATGGTATCGGCTGCGAGGACAATGCCGATGATGGTATTGGCGTCGCCGCTGGTGGAAGGCGCGGTCTCCGTGACCTGCCCGTTACTGCTGCCTTCAGCCACGTATATCGGATTGCCGGGCGTGGCCCCGCTGTAGCCTTTGACCACTGCGGTATGGGATACCGGTATCACCTCACCGGTTGCGCCGCCTTTGAGCGCCACCAGGCGGCCCTGGATGACCGAGCCGACCGTGGCCAGGGCGGTTTTCCAGCCCGAGCTGTAGCCGAGTATGTCGCCCTCCTTGCAGGCGGCGGCCAATGTGACGGTTGGAGCGGCCGGTCCGGGGGACCATTGTAGCTGACGGCCCTTGGCGGGATCTGAGAATGCCATAATTCAACTCCTGCGGAGTAAAATGCCAAATACCAAAAACCAAATACCAAACAAGTTCCAATTTCCAATTTGTTTAATTATTTCTTTCTATTATTTATTGTTTGGATTTTGGAATTTGGAGCTTGGATTTTTCTCCATGTTTATTTAGTCCTTAACGCCGATCAATGCGGCGGCCTTGATATTGGAAAATAGCGCCAGGCTGACGTACCACTTGATGCGAGTGCGAGAGGCGTCCTTGGTCTCCATCTCGCCGATGCGGATCACCTGCAGTCCGCCGCGGTCGGTGAGCCCGCAGATGCCGTCCTCGCCGAAGGACAGCGAATAGATGGTCGAGCAGGTATCACCGGTGTAGGCGGTCTCCACGCTGCCCGACAGCGTATGCGTGTCCTTGATAAAATCATTCACCGCGATGGGTATGCCGTTGTAGTACTGTACGAACTCACCCAGTGCGCCTTTGCCCACTTCGAGGTTGTTGCCGGCCGCCCTGGCCAGCGCCATGATCTTGCGTCGGGATCGCCTGCTCATCATCAGCAGGTCGGGTTTGCCTCCCTTGACCGCGTCGACAAGCTGGTCGATCATGGAGAGCGTGAGCGTGGCGCCGGTTGCGCCGGCGGCGATCATCTGATCGCCGGCCGTGCCGGTATTGATCAGCTTGACCAGGCCGTCGAACTGATTGGGGTTGGCTGTGTTATCGCCATAGATGAGCTTGTCTTCGAGCTCGTGACGAATGGCCTTGGCGGTGAGCTCGATGATGGCCGATTCAACGTCCTGTATATTAGAGCGTGTCTGGCGGATATAGTTGTCCACGTCCGCGTTCTGCCCCAGTATGGCCAGGGTGGCCGTCTTCTGAGTGAAAGTCACCTGCGGGCTGGTGGTCCAGTCGTCGTTCACGGCGTGCCATTCCGCCGAAGGCAGGGACAGCTCGCGGTTATATGTCAGCGCGTTGCCCTGTATCTCAATCCAGGGCAGGAGCTGCAGCAGCGGGCTGTCCTTGACGATGGTCTCGATAACGCCCTGGTACAGGACGTCGTTCGATAGTCTTGCGGCTTCGGTTAAAAGTGTTGCCAAAATAGACTCCTTCGGAGTTAAATACCAAATTCCAAAAATCAAATTCCAAACAAATTCCAATTTCCAATTTCCAATTTTCCAAAAGCTTATAATTTTCTTCATTTATTTATTGTTTGGATTTTGGAATTTGGAGCTTGTATTTTTCTTCCTGTGTTTGGATTTTGGAATTTGGAGCTTGTATTTTTCTCCCTATTTATTTTTATCGCTGAGAATTCCCTGCTTGATCTTGTCCCTTGGTGACAGTCCTGACAGGTCGGGGGCCGACCTTTCGGGCGCGCCGGCCGGTACGGTCAGGTCCTTGAGTTCGGCCTCCAGAGTCGACCTCATCTTTTTCACCAGGCCGTTGACCTTCTTGATGGAGGCGTCGATCTCCTCGACCGAGCTACCGCTGATCATGTCGTCGGAATAGAGCGGGCTGGTGCTGACGGCCAGTTTGCGGTAGGCGCCCACGGCATCGTCCAGCGCGGCCTTGAGCCGGTCGCAGTCGCCGGTTCTGGTATTTAGCGATTGTTTGGCCTCGCCGAGGGCGGTTTCCAGTTGAGCCAGCTTTTCCCCTTGCTGTTTTTCTGGTTCAATTCCTTGAGATTGCTTCGTCGCTTCGCTCCTCGCAATGACATGATCTTGTAGGGGCGGGTTTTTAAACCCTCCCGTCTTATCGGGCGCTACTGACATTTCGGGCGCGCCTGAAGGTATGCCCCTGCGATCGGTTTCGGGCGTGTCGGCGGTCATTTCAGCTGTTTCGATATTGATTTCTTCGTTCAAAATATCCTCCTATATTCAAAGCGCAGCATCCATCTCCCCGGCCGTGCTTCTCTCTCTCGCTTTGCCGGAGGCGGGCTGCGCCTTAAACTCGCTGTTCATTTCGAGGATGCGCCGGCGTTCGTCAAGCCATTTCTCGAACTCCAGTTCCGGGTCACGGACGGCCAGATTATCCATGGCGGTTCGCCGCGAGTGGATGCCCGATTGCACCATGAGTTGTTCATTCTGCGCCTCCCTTGCGCGGTCCTGCGGCAGCACGTGACCCCAGAGGATGCGCTGGCTCACGCCCGTGAGGTCCTGTCGGTTAAACTTTTTATGCAGCGCCAGTACCATCTCGTTGCGCCGCCGGTAGACGTTGGTGCGGATCAGCCGCTTGCGCCGCACCTTTTGCAGCAGCGATTGCAGTTCCACTTCCAGCGCGATGCCCGAGAGCTCCCTTTCAATGCCGCCGTAGGAAGCGCGCGGCGATTCCGACAGGTCGTGCATGGTGCGGTAGACCAGGTCGATGTAGTCGATATGCAGGCGTATGCCGCCGCCCTGCAGCAGGTCCAGCAGATAGGCGCGGGCATCGGGCGGCACGTTCCAGACAGCGCCGGGGACAACCTGAATATTCTCGGATTGCTCCACGCCCTCCAGTACTGCGATAGGGTTGCCCGAGACCTCGAGAATGCGTGAAAGCTGGGTCAGGGCGCGGTTCAGTTCGCGCTGGGGTTCACGCAGGGCCGGTATATCGGACAGGCCCCAGAACTGCTTGGGCTGGCGCAGGTTGGGAAAAATGATAAACGGTATAAAGCCATAGGGGTTGGGCTTGCGCTGGATGACCTTATCGTCCAGGTATAAAAGGAAATTCTTAATATCCCAGACCTCGGTAATCGAAGCCGTTTTCTTGCTTATCTTCTGCTTGTATAGCGCTGCCGCCTCGTCGGCTGAAAGCTGGTAGCGCGATGCCACGCGGTAGAGGCGCGTGATATCGTCCCCCTGCCACCAGGCGAAGATGCCGTTGACGTCCGGCGCCGTGATGCGGACGCGTTTTTCAGGTGCGTCCCAGGTGACCTTGTAGCATCCGTCGCCCAGTATGGCCGTATCAATC